CTGCAACGGTGACGATCTTCGCTGTGGTGTCTGCACCTTTGGGTGGGTTGTCTGCAACGGCTTCAGCGTCAGCAACGATATTCCCTATGCTTGCTGCACCGTTGGGTGGGCTGGTTGCATCGGCAACAGCAACAGTGATCCCACCTGCACCACCTGAAGAACCTTCGTCCGGTGGGAACTGGTATCAGCCTCGACGCAGACCTGTCAAAAAAGAACTGCCACCAGAGCAGATCATCATTGAGATACCGCAACCACGACGACCTGTGTTGGTGTCGGCGGTTTGTGGGTCACGGCTTGGTGGGCTTGATGTGGCTGCGTTGGGGTCTGTCACGTTATCCGCATCAGATGATGATGCTGAAGTATTGTTGTTGATCTGATGCCTTATTTCATTACGAACAAAGCGAAGGACTGCGATGGGTTCGCAACCATCAAGGAGGATGGCACGGTGATTGGTTGTCATGAAACGAAACAGGATGCGATTGATCAGATGATTGCTGTGTCGATTGCTGAAGATATTGAACCTGGTGGTGAGCGTGCGTTGCCTTCCAACTATCGTCCTGCGTTGTCTCCTGATGTTCCTGAAGGTCGAGCATGTGGGAACTGCCATTACTACAACGAAGACATGATTCAAGAAGATGGCAAAGAGTTGAAGGCGTATTGCATGAAGTGGGATGCGTATGTTCTTGGCGGTTGGTATTGCAACGCTTGGCAACCTCACGACGAAGAATATGAGCATGAGGAGATGCGTCAAGTATCTCTAGAAGTTCCGACATACATTCGGAGTGCAGCGCGTAAAGGTTTGGACTACTACGGTCAAGGCTTAGCTGGTGATGGTTTGACTGACAAGACTGTGCGCGAGGCACGGGACTTGGCTCGCGGTGAGATGTCTGAGGACAAGGTGATTCGTTCGGCTGCATGGTCGGAACGTCATGCTGTGGATTTGCAAGCACCAAAGAACTCGAACGCTGACGATGATGAGTTCCCTGGTGCTGGTGCTGTTGCACATTATTTGTGGGGCATCAATCCGTTGAACCCTCAACCGGCACGGGACTTCTATTCACGCAAAGCCGAACAGATCAAAGCGGAACGCGCTGATGCTCCTGCCCCACCAAAGGATCAGATCACTGGATCAGATAAGAATCCTGTCGGGTCTGCGAAGGCTCCTGCTAGTGGGAAGACGATTGAACTATCAGAAGCCATTGAGACAGGTTTGGCAAACAAAGCCAAAGAACACAACGATGAAGTCGGTGACAACCCTGGCAAACGGGCAACGGTTGGTATGTTGCGCACAGTGTTCCGTCGAGGAGCTGGAGCGTATTCAACTTCGCATCGTCCAGGTGTGACACGCGATCAATGGTCTTATGCACGGGTGAATGCGTTCTTGTATTTGTTGCGCAACGGCAGACCTGAGAATGCAAAATACATTGGCGACAATGATCTTCTTCCGAAGTCGCATCCGAAGTCCACTCGATCCATGTCTGGGAATGTTGTTAGTATTGGCGGCATGGAAGAACTTGTTGAAACTCGACGCATCACATCCAATGACTTTGAACTGCGACAAGATCAGAACGGTGATGGCATGTCGTTCACAGGTTATGCAGCGGTATTCAATTCACCTTCTGAACCGTTGCCGTTCATTGAACGGATTATGCCTGGCGCATTCTCCAAGACTTTGAAGTCAAGGAACAATGTGCGCATGTACATGAACCATGATTCGAGCATGCTGTTGGCCACAACCAAAGCCAAGACATTGCGTTTGTCTGAAGATTCCAAAGGCTTGTTGGTTGATGCTTCGTTGCCAGATACTTCGGTTGGTCGTGACCTGTCGGTGTTGATGAAGCGTGGAGATGTGAACTCGATGTCGTTCGGGTTCTCTGTTCCTACTGGTGGCGACTACTTCTCTGATGATGGGATGACACGCGAACTGCGTCAGATCAAACTGTTTGAAGTGAGCGTTGTCACGGGATTCCCTGCATACACAGCAACCTCAGCATCTGTTCGTTCCCTGGATGCCTTGTCGGTTCGCACCGGCATTGATGCCGATCAGCTCGCAGCAGCAATCACCAACCTTGAGTCAGGACAAACATTGTCAAACGACCATGCGATGTTGTTGCGTGAAACTGTTGCCAAACTTGAACCGATTCAAGAAGCTGCTCCAGCGCGTTTGGGTGTTCTTGCCAAGCACCTTGATTTGTTGAAGACCATCGCCTAACATCAGGTCACTGCATTGTTCAGCGGAGCCGCTGCGATGTTGCTGAATGCGGAGCCGCATCAGGTTGAGAAGTAGTAACTCCCTGCGTATCCACATCCACAACTAATCGAAAGCAGAATCAAACCATGAAAGAATATCTAGACCGTCAAGTTGAGATTCGTCAGCAAGCCTGGCACCAAGCCAAAGCAATCATCGACGTGGCCACAGCCGAAAAGCGTGACCTCTCAGCAGAAGAAGAGCAGACCTACGCACGTTTGAACAACGAGTTGAACGAGCGCGCAGCAACCATTGCCAAACTCCGTGAAGATGAATCACGCGAACTCCGCATGGACGCAGCAACCCGTGAGATTGCAGACCAGGTTCGTCCTGTTGCAGCAGCACCAGTTCAAGAAGACGTGGCAATGATCCGCGCACTCATCAAGGGCGACGTTCGTTCGCACTCGTTTGAGCGTCGTGACGTCCTCAAGTCCTCAACTGGTTCACCAGTTCCAACATCGTTCTACGACCAAGTGATCATGCGCGCACGTATGATTGCTCCAGTTCTGGGAACATCAACTGTCCTCAACACCGCTGGTGGCGAGAACCTTCAGATTCCATCACTGTCCACCTACTCGGTAGGAACTGTCAACTCGGAAGCAGCAACAATGGGCGAGAGTGACCCAGTGTTCAACGCATTCGTCACGTTGTCGGCCTACAAGTTCGGATTCCTCACACAGGTTTCGCTTGAACTGTTGGAAGACTCTGGTGTTGACATGCTCGGCTTCTTGGCTGATCAAGTTGGCAACGCAGTTGGATTCGCAGTTGGTTCAGCATTGACTGTTGGAACAGGCACGACTCAACCAACAGGTATCGTCGCAGCGTCAAGCGTTGGCGGTACTTCTGGAACAGCAACCGGCTTCACAGCAGACAACCTCATCGACCTTTACTACTCACTTGATGGTGCTGCTCGTCAGCTCCCAGGCGTAGGCTGGATGATGACTGGTAAGTCAATCGGTCTTGTTCGCAAGTTGAAGGACACGGCAGGCAACTACGTGTTCCAACCAGCACTCGGCATCGGTTCACCTGACACATTGTTGGGTCAGCCAATCTTCGAGAACCCATCGATGGCAGAAGCCACCACTGGTTTGAAGTCCGTAATCGTTGGCCACTTGCCTTCGTACTACGTTCGTCAAGTCGGCGGTGTCAAGTTGGATCGTTCCGATGACTTCGCATTCAGCGCAGGTCTCGCAACCTTCCGTGCAACGATGCGTGTTGACGGCAACTTGCCACAAACATCACACGTCAAGCATCTCCTCCAGCCGTAAGGCTTGAGGGGCTTGTCCCCTTACATCCCATAATTCCCCTAGGCTTAGGGTCGTCGCGAACACGCAGGGCGCGACGACCCTATTTCTATTTACCCCCTGCGATCTGCGAAGGAGAAGGAAGTGGGCAATGTTCGTAATCGTCAACAACACACCGGTAGAACTACCAGACCTCGAAGCACAGATTCTGTTGCGTCGGGGAATAGCGCATTTACCAGAGCGAGCAGACCTACCAACGGAGACGCGCTACGCATCCTCTGGTATTCCAATGCTCCCTTCGTCCCCACCGGCTACGGTACGCAAACCGCGCAAGCCGTCACAAGGCTCGTCAAAGAAGGTCACGAAGTAGCAATCCATGCCATGTACGGACTCGAAGGAGTCACATCAAATTGGAATGGAATCAAGATGTATCCACGTGGGATGGCACCGTATTCCGATGATGTGTTGGTTGCTCATGGGATGGATTGGGCGAACGGCAATCGTGGGTTGCCTTCGTTGTTGATGACTTT